CCTGATTTACTCGCTATTCCTGCAGCTTCTTTTGATGTAGCTGCTATTGACTTAGCTCCAGCTGCTGTCTTTGCAGTTGCTCCAATACTTGTAAAGTAATTTTGTAATCCTAATAATAATGATGAGGCATTTGAGACTATTGCATTCAATGCTGTTCCGCCAACTGCTGCTCCAATAGCAGTTCCTGCCTGTTGAAGTGTATAAGCACTTGTAGGACTTGCTTCTTCTGTAGTAACCTGAGGTGCTAACATCTCTTGTCCTGTTAATGAGTTAATTGCCTTTGGTCTTTGGTTAATTGGTATTTTAGCTAACTCCGCATCAGTTAATGTATTACCTTTTCTTGTAGTTGTCTCTGGATTGTAAGTTGCTTGTGTTGCCATCTTAGGTGTGGTAGTTGTTCCTAATTGTATTTGTCCTCCACCAGTTTGACTTGCTATTGCTTCTTCAATATTACCTTGTGGTACTAAACTTCTTGTATCTGTAATAGGTTTACTTGTTTGACTGCTTGAACCACCACCTATACCACTTACACCTGTTGCTGGTACTGAATAAGGTGTTCCTTTACTAACACTACTAACTTCACTTGGTTTTACTATTACACTACCTAATTGTGTAGGTTTCTTTGTTATACCTAATGCACTTCCTATTGATGATATAATGCTACTTAAAAATCCCATTATTTTACTATACCCCCTAATAGACATCCAATTATAATGGATATACAAATTAATTTATAAGTTTCGTCTTTCATTGTACATTTCCTGTTCTCATCATTGGAGGACTAATTACACTTGGTTGATTAAGTTGCTGTTCTTGTGTTCCATCTTTTTCCAAATCACTTAATAAGTTATTTTGAAGACTTGCTGGGAAAGTTAATTCTATTTCAAGATTAAGTTGATTAAGTACTTGTTCTTCTATGTATAATTGTCTTTCCTCTACTGTTTGTTCAAATGACAAGTAAGCAATCTGTGCTGCTGTCTGTGTTAGTTCTTGAGAACCTCCAATAATAATCTGAGGTACTCCTACTGCTTGGAAGAATAATTGATTTAATGCTGTAATCCATGATAATGGTCCAGTTGTTGCATTTTCTGCAAGTGATGCTAATGCTGTCTGAACTGTTCCCTTTGGAACGAACATATCCTCTCCTCTATACTTAGCATTTGCTACTTTACCTTTGAATTCATTAATCTTAGAGTCAATATCTGTATCTAATTCCCATATTCTTACTGGATATACATTTCGGTGCAATACTGTCTTCCAATCATTCATTGCTTCGTTTCTCGCTAATATAATCCATTCACAAACATCGATAATACTAATTCCGTGTACTTCATCACCAGTCTTATTTCTACTTAAGTGGAATATATCTTCTGGTTGGAATGTATCAATCGTTCCATCTGGTGATGTAACTTCATATCTTACTGTTATGCCTTTTGAATTTGATATAATTGATACTTTACGATTGTCTATTACTTTTAAGTTTACAAGTCTGCCATCCATTCTGATAATCTCTGCATATCCATCTCCATAGATATACATATCTCTTATAACGTTTTCAAGAATTGAATTGAATGTTTCCTTTCCATTTCCCTTTATTAGACTTAATGCTAATTTAGTTAAATCACTTGGTGTAGTATAACCTTTACCAATTGTCCAAGTTGAGATGGTGTCAATTGCTATTTTAAGTTCTGGAATAGTTTTATAATAACCTAATTGTTGTGGTGCTCTTGCATTGATATACTTGTACTCTTTACCTGTAGGACTATCTAATACTGCAGTATCTACACTATAATTCTTAATAATGCTTGAGTTGCTTCCGTATGATGCTGAGTTTAATTCATTATATGGCATTTTATACTACTTTCCTATATCTTATATGTGAACCAGCATAAACAGTAGTTGGTTCTGTATCACTATTTTTTAAAGCCCATTGAAACATTAAATTACCGGGTGTTGCTCCATTCAATACAGCTCCTTTTATTACAAAAGTCCATCCACCATTTTCAGTATCACTAAAAACAAGAACTTCTCCAAGTTTTCTACCACTATCATAAAAAAAGGACTCTCTGTCACCAGGGTAATACACAGGATAAGGATTTTCTATCCCAAATGCTCCAACAGCCCCAGCTGGACCAACTAATGTAAATCTTATACTATTTGTATCTGTCCAACCAGCCATAAGGATAATTTCAAATGTGTAACTTTCATTTTGTTCCATAGGAAAGAATAACTCTGCATCATCTGCAACATCTGAGGTACTTGCTCTTGATTCATCTGCTCTTTTTAATTTAATCTTTTCCAAACCAAGACCATATTCTTTATATAAATCATCAATTTCATTTTTTTCATTATTTGCGAATAAATTATCAAAATTAAGTGCCATTAATCTACCTCTCTGATAAAGTCACTTACTTTCTTATCTCTTAACAAGTCTAATCCTGCTAATGCTCTATCTCTTAAAACGTTAATAATGTCTTCTGCTTCAATACGACTTGTATAACCTGTCATATCATAAGTAATAACATAAATTGCTGCTAAATTAGATGCTACTTCTTTTAGAATACCTTTTGTGTCTGCATTAAGTGTTGTATAGTTGTCACTAAAGTTGTAACGGCAGGTAGAATTGATATATGACTCTACTTGTGTCATGAATGAGTTTACATATGCTTCAGCTTTACTCGTAGCACTTGCTCCAGCTCCAGCCTTATACTGAACCTCTGCTGTAGTAGCGAATATACCTGTGTCTGCCATATTTAAAGAGAATAACAGTAAATATTTAAATGTTTGTCCCTATCTGCCCATACTGCTCTGATAATACCTTCAACTATGTGAGTGTAACGACCGTATATTCTAATCTCACCTGTCTTCTTTGAGTTCTCAAGTACAACTGACTTCATACTTGTTAGGACCTCTGGGTCATTAAGTAGTTTAACCTTCCCCCTCTCCAACATACGTTTCAAGTTTAAGTATAAATCCTCTTTAAGTAACTTCCTTGTCCTATTTGCATCCTTGTCTAAAGCCTTACTTGCATTATTAATAGCTACTATCTTACGTTTGGTCTGGTCTTCATACAGCAATTGGTCAAATACAGCTGCTCCAAGTCCCCCATCATCAATGTAAATCTTAACAAAGTGATATAACCTATCTAATTCAAGTATCTTATCAATAGTCTCAGTAGTATATGTGTACCTATGCATAATGTTTTCCCTTTGATAGAAAGTATCTCCAATCTTCTCAAATACTTCAAATGTAGTCTCATCTCCCCCCATTCTTGCTACATCTACACCAAGGTAATATGTCCCCTCAGGGATAGGTTGAGAGATAGAATTAGTTCTCTGAAGGGATTGTGCTTGTTTGATTAACTCATCTGGGAACAACTGATTAAGTTCTTCTAAGAATTGAGCCTTGTATTGTTGAGCATACTCTAATTCAGTCATTCTTGCCTTTTCACGTTCTAAATGTTGTAACATAATTGAACGTTTAGGTTCTGGTCTTCCTTCTGCTACTTCCTCACTCGTATGATGGAAAGTCTTAAATCCCATCTTAGGGTCTGTATAACAATCATAGAAGTATCCTTCTTGTGTATTTGGTGTACTTAATAACCACATAGAACCACCTGTAGTTAGTAACATTGGTGTAATTGCTGTCCAAATAGCCTCTGGTAGGTATGCTGCCTCATCTGGCACTACTACATCTACTGTCATACCAAGAACACCTATACCATATTGACCTACTGCCCTTGTAATGGCTTGAGACTTATTAGTTAGATTGATTTCATGTTGTGTTGGCTTAAGTAATTTGTTAGTATTCCTATCTCTACCACTTGCAATCAACTTAGGATAGTTCCTATGTATGTGCATTATGATTTTTTGAAGCATTCTCTGTGCTTGGTCTTCAGTTACACTTATTATGAGCACTCTCTTCTTAGGGTTATTACAGATATACTCAGCAGTCTTTATAGCTATAATCTCAGATTTACCTGTTTGTCTTCCAATACATAGGCATATATTACCTTCAGCTTTTAATATGTCCTCTTGCCACTTATCTAAAGCAAAGTCCAAACTCATACCCTTAGGCTCTACTACTACTAATGTCTTATCTGTTTCTTTCTTTGTTCTTACCATATCTATTTATCATATTTAATAATTTTTTTACGGGATATCTTATACAAAAAAATATAAAGTAGCAAAATCCGATGGCTCTTTCTATTATAATAAGCACTTTGTAGAGAACTAAAGCATAAATCCCTATACTGACACCACTTGATGTGTTATCTTTGATTGTAGGTGTGTTTCCTCTTGAATTAGGTGTATTCCTCATATCTTCTATATCTCCTTTATCTCTACGTTTATACTATCTAATACTTAATAAGTATAGACTAACTTACGTAGTAAGTTAATATTACTAATTATTTAAATGTATGGGATATGTATAGTAGTAGATAATATTATGGAGAGAATAGAAGATAAGGATGTGTTTTGTGTGTTTATTTGTGTTATTGTGTGTATTGTAGTAGTATAATATATTGTTAATTGTATATTGGTAATGATTATGATGGGTGGTGAGATTAGGTTAAGGTATAGAGGGTAGGAATCACTTCCTACTCTTATACTCTTTAAGCATAGTATCTAACTCATCGTACTCTGCCTTCATTTGATTATACCATTTAAGGTAATCACCAGATGTAGTCTTCAAGGCTGTCATCTTCATAGTCAGATACTTTTCTATCGCATCTTGTTTTACTTGTTTCATGTTTTGTTTCCTCCTTTTTAATTGTATTGTAGGTAGGTCTAATCCCATTACCATAGTGACGGGTGTTGGATTTCCTTTCATAACAATCACGACATATTCTACCTACGCATTTAGAGCCACAAATAATGCAGCTCTTTGCTTTTCTTGTCATTTCTTATATTGTTTAATTAACAATTTAATGACTTCATCTAAAGACTTAGAGTTAGTATCTAACTTAAGTTGATTTAGTTTCTTTTGTGTGTCTTTTGTTAAAACACAACTTGTTTTCTTTGTTCTCATTTTATTCCTCCATTTTTATTTTATTCCATCTATTTATTTCCAACCAAAACTTTACTGCTTGGATGTGGGAGCAAGATGGATGTTCCCATTTGTTACTTACTGTATTGTAGAATTGACAGTCACATTCAAAGTGTCCATCACCTCTTCCATTTACAGTGTAAGTAGTCTTATTGTACCCGGGTATAGGGTGTATCTTAAAGCATCTATGTTCCTTATCGTACTCAACTAAGTTAAGTTCAACAAGTTTCTGTGCTTTAGTTATAATTGCTTTACCTTGTGTGACGCCTTCTAATGCTCTGGCTGATGTACTCCAATGAACAATCCATTTAGGTGTCATTATCTCAGGTGGTTCATTTATTATTTCTTCCATTATTTCACCTCCTTTTCATCTCTATAAGTATCAAGTAACTCTCTAAACTCTTTCTCATTAAGTTTCATACCACTTATGTTGTTCCATGCCTTAAGTCTTCCATTAAAGTATTTAGGTTCCTTATTAATAAGGTTAATAGTCTCAATAATGAATTTGACTTGTTCTGGCTTAATTCTCTTGAAGGTTAGTTTCATTTCTTCATCTTCTTTATCCTTAAGTTCTATTATTGAGTTAATGTTATTTAATTGTGATTGAAGTTTATCTCTCTTTGTCTTTAGGATGTCAGTGCTCTCAATATAGTTATCAAGGAGTTCTCTGACTAAGCTGCTTAATTCTGTTCCCTCATCCTTTAAAGCATCAAGAGTATCTTTATACACATTGACGTTGGTTCTTATTAATGTTCTCTCTCTCATGAATATTAGTTATAGATAGTATAGATTTTTATGGTAAAACTCTATGAACTTTACTGAATCTATCTATAACCTGTAATTCATAGTAATAACTACTATTTAAATGTTTATATACTTATATATTTAGTTAATTATATAATTATTTAATGTAATATGTATTATATGTAGTATATAGTATGTAATGTATGTAGTATAATGTAGTATGTATGTAAATAAAATAGTATGTGTATGTATGTGTATGTATGTAGTGTTGTAGTAGTGTAGTGTGTAGTGATGTTCCAACCTGAAGGTTCTCGAGAGAGCTTTAACTTTAGTTAAAGCGATAGAGAGAAGGGTTAGAGTTGATTAATAGTTAACCAATTGTAGGCATTTGAGTTATAACTTGCACAATCTGCACCTTTGAAGTGAAGTAATCTAAAGTCTATGTATTCATCTTCAGTTAAGTAAACAACTGTACTTCTATGAAATTCTCTATAGAATGTACCAGTTGCTTGTGCAGCCTCATCACCTAAAGATGCTAATTGACTACCACCTTTATAGATGTAAACTACAATCTCTTGATTTGCTGTCCATTGTGTATTTGCTATTAAGACATTTAAAGTTATACTATAATAACCAGTTCTTGGTGCAGTAAACTTAAAGTTAGTAGTATCCCATGCACTATCTGAATCATAATCTTCTTCATCAAATGCTATAATTGTTCTTGTTGGACTTGTTGGAAAGGTCTGTGCATCCATTTTAACCCTAACTCTTGACTTAACTGGTATATCATCTAAGTTATTATAAGAGTGCTTATGAAGTGTAGTTGCTCCACCATCTGTTAAGTCTGTAGCATTAGCATCAGAGATATTATTAACTTCAGCACCTGCCTCTATACCTGCTAATCTTGTAACTGCTGCATCAGTATAATCATTAGTTGTTTTAACATAAGTAGCACTATCAGGTATGTCATCCATATTAACTTGTCCTGCTCCAGAACCCCAGTCTATATGTGTATCTTTTACTGTATCATTAGAATTAGCAATAGAAGAACTATTAGCAGAATTGTCACCTGTGTTAGTTCCTGAAGTATTACTGATAACTGTAAGTTGTGCATCTGTAACATAATTATCATCTAAACCTAATGCTGTTGCAAATTCAGAAGCATCGTGAGTTACTATATCTCCTACTCCTGCAACCCAAGTTGTGAAAGCTGGGTCAGTTTCTGCTGTTAAATAAGTAGAATTATCTGCTGATATAACAGAACCATTACCTTTTATAAATCCAGTTAAGTTTGTTGTAGTAGATGTAGTAATATTATTAGGTCCATCTTCACCTTGTATACCCTGTATTCCTTGTATTCCCTGAATACCTTGTGCACCTGTCTCACCTGTTAATCCCGTTTCTCCTTGTATACCTTGAGAACCAGTATCTCCTTTTTGAGCCATTAAATCAAAGTATGTAGTGTTAGTTGGTAAGTTACCAGTACTTTCTAATTTACAAATGTAGGAAGAACCATTATAAGATATAGCATCATTTACTTCATAAGTTGTTTCAGCAACATATGCTCCAAGCCAAGTAATATCTAAACCATCTTCTCCGTTAGTACCATCTTCTCCATCAACTCCTGCTGGTCCCTGTGGACCTATTGGACCTTCTGGTCCGGGTACTCCCGGAAGGCTATCTGCATAAGCCTTATTTACAATATCATTATCATTAATTGGAACTTTCTCAATAGTTCCTTCTCTCGTTGCTACATTTTTACGGACTGCAAAGTCATCCGCTATCCCTGCACTACGAGGAACTTCACTAAAAGTCTGCTTTGATACAGGTTTTGTAATATTTAGTAATGGATTACTCATTTTGAATATGAAATTAAATCAAAAAAAAACAAAAAAGGATATGTTTAAGCTGCTGCTCTTACATATTTAATAACGTGGTATCTGTTTGGTCCAATACCGGGTTCAATAATTAAGTCGTGATGGTCTGTTGCTGCGGCGTCGTTTCCGGCATCCATTGCTGCAACTGCCAACGCTAATGTATTATATGAACCAACTACTGTGACTGTTAAATCTCCTGCTGCCATTTTAACTCTCTTCTACAGATGAGATAAGTTCCCATGAACTTGTCCCAACTACTCCACCAGATTTACAGAAACATAATTTACTCTGAGTAACATCATATATTAATGTTCCTGCCTCAGCTGCCATTACATCTCTTACTGCTGTTGTTATACTCGGTATAACTAAAGCTCTTGGTCTCAGTATTTCTTCTGCCATGTTATTTATTTCCTTGTATTAGTTATCTTACAAACTGCGTTTGGTGATGGTATTTGGCATACGCCTCTTTCCCACGCTCTAATAGTTGTGCTCTTTCCGGGGTCTTCTATTGTAACTACTGTTAAAGGTTCAGCTTGTTTCCAAGTTAAAGCTTCTTTAGCAACTACAATATAAGCTTGGTCGGCTGTTACAGCCTCACTTACCATTATACTCAATCCACAAATCTGTCCGACTACACCATTAGATACAACATCTGCTGTTTTAAAGCTTGGGTTATTAGTTATCTTAGAGTTAGAAATGATATTTGTATAATCAGTTCC